AACAACTTGAGCAGTCGGGCTAAAACCAGAAATATCATACGACGATTTTAAGCGCCACCATGACCCAAACGGAAAACAAGTCGCATCACTCCCACAAGCCCCTGCGTAGTTTGTGGCAGGCCAAGTTGATTTAGGCTGAATGTATCCACCAGACAAGGTAAAACGCAACGCATGGTCAATATGCCCCGCTTTCAGTTCGTCGTAGCGGACCAGTAACGGCAAGATGTACATACCAGCCGCGTCAATGGACCCACCTCCGTCCCCAGCGTCCGCCAATTGATAGGACATCGGACCATACTGGACGCCAGACTGCGCGTTGCAAGTGGGACAATCTCCTTTGGTTCCAACTGGGTAATAGTTATAGATTTCTGTCATCTGGCATGTGCTTGTGCTGAGCCCAAGCTGATGTCTGTCTTGGGCAAAGTAGTCCGACGGATAGAGCGCACTTTCTACGCCCCGATAAGGTGCCGCTACAATCGGAAACTGCTTTCCGTCGCTTCCTGTCGTGTAGTAGAACTTCATAGTGTCTGTTGGTGTAGCATTGCTCATCACATTTAAAGGAAAGTCCGTCTCAAATTGGATGGGAACGGCCCCGGAGATATTGGCAATGCGCGTGGCGCTGTTGGCGGAAACCGGCAAGGAGGTGATATCCACATTATAGATGTGGTCGTTGGGAAGGACCGGACATCCTGCAATTTGATTACGGGCTGGAAAGGACGCCGGGGCTGTGTAGAGTCCTCCTGCTGAGATGGTTCCGGTACTTCCCGGCATCATGGACCAAGTAACGGTATCCGTCGAATAGAGCTGAACGCTGTTCCCCAGATAAACGGTTGCTGTGGAAGGTGTGACAATCGGGGCCGCTTGAACAAGTCCTTCCAGAAAGATGAAACTCACGGCGTACCATTTCATTCGCTGAGTCTTTCCATTTTAAGCATTTTACATGCACCACCACCCGCACAAACTGTAGGACTGGATGTTTTAAAGGCTGCCATCAGCATAGACCATGGGGCACTTCCCGATGCTGTTATGGTTGCCGTTTGAGCTGTGCAGTCTGTTGCATTGACATCTTCCCATCCATAAGAATTTCCTTGTGAAGTATGTGCCTCTTGTCCTTCTATCGTATAAGATCCTCCTGCTGTGTAAGTAAGACTATTAGCCATAGATATGCCGCCCGCTACAATCAGATCATTGGCAGCCGTGGGTGTGCAGGAACCGCTGGTCAATGCAGTACTATTGCCACTGGAGCCAGCAGAATGGCAATCGGCTACAGTCCCAATCGCCGCCATATTGGTATATTCGCCGCAACCACTATCTCCTGTATGACTGTCAGCCCAAGTAGGACCACACGAACCAAAACCGCTTCCCGCGACAACTGTCCAAGAAATGATCGTTTCGTTACTGGTGCCATTTAGTGTCGTATAATGAGTCCATGTTTGTGCAGTACCGCCATCTTGATCTCCCGTAATCGTTGTTGTTCCCTGAATGACCGTCACGCAAACAACTAAATTCCCAACCGCTACGTTTGGAGTAAAAGAACAAAGACTTCCTGGTTGTGATGTAAAACCTCCTTCCGCACATTTATGAAGTGGCGGAGCGGCGCACCACGTTTGATAAGGGATAAACAGGAATAGACCTACAGCAATTAAACGTTTCATGGGGAAACAACTTCCATCCATTGCCAGTTAACAGAAATTTTAGCTCCTGTCATACTGGTATTTTCGAAGTTAACGCCCACACATTGCGTAGCACCTCTCAAAACAATGGGTTTTAGACGCCAATTAGCCGGGGAAATATAGATATCATTCGGCGTGGCTGTCGCAGCCGCCATGCAACCTAACTGATAATTGTCCAAATGACCTACCAAAGTCCCGTTATTTTGATTTCCTGTCGTAAAGAAAATGGCACTCGATTGGACCACTCCATAGTTAGAGTCCTCTGGAGTGGCTGTCATCGTTGACCATTGACCTGTATAAGCACTGGAACGTTTCATTACAGAAAGAGACACGTTTCCAGCTGTTGTCTGAGTACAAGATACCCGCAATCCCGTCAGATAGACCGTTTTAGCCGCATTCCCACATAAGGCTGTTACATCCGTGTTTGTACTGGCTGCTACCAGTGAAAACGTGTTGGTTGACGCACTGTAACTGGCGAAGGTGATATCCGGTCCAGACCAGACACCCATCAAACCGCTGCTACTTAAAATCATGGTCGCTACATCCCGACCTTGCGTAAATTGGGACCCATTATTCCCAAAAGCACTTTGCGAAATGCCTGGTAAAGTAGGCAATCTGTTGGTGCCAGCTGCAACGCCATTATTTGATAAGGTTCCCACCATTCCAATGGTTGAATTGGCAACTTGCCAAGAACCCGTGCCCGCTGCAACAGTAAACCCTCCCGCGTTGAGGACTGTCCAAGTTCCTGTTCCGGCAGTGACCGTAAATCCAGCTACATTGTTCACAGACCCAATTGCGTTGGTACCGGCTGGAATAGCCGCGATCATGTTAACAGGTGCCGTGCTGAAGCAAGTCGTCGTTCCTGCCGCTCCGTCGCACAATTTAACCTTCTGGTAGTTCACTCCTCCTACGGCATCTGTTCCGATGGTTGTTCCTGTTCCCTGTGTGATCGAAATGTCTGCCCAGACCCATGCTCCAAAAGCCAAAATTATGATGCCAATGAGTAAACGTTTCATATCATCACCCCAATCATTGTTTGTATGTCACTGCGCATAAAATACCCATACACTGACCTGTCACTGTTGAAACCGCAACGGACTCAAATTCTCTGACTCCTAAATCCAGATAACCTCCCTGGACTGTAACTTTAGCTCCCTGGATATTCACTTCCGATTGCGGAACAGCCCAAACTCGACTAATAAAAAATACAGAAAAAACAGCCGAAATGATCCATATTATCTTCACTCCTTACCCCTTATTTCCGTGACAAATATACCACACCGTTCCGCCGCCTAAAGTAGCACTGAACCCAAACGTAATCCCGGTGGTCGTGATGGACGTAATATCCGCTGTCACAGCGGTTGAGTTGGTGGATTGCACGCAGATTGGCGGATTGACCCAGGGATTGGCAAAAGTCATGGCGCAGGACGTTACTATTCCACCTCCAACAGTAATCATACCAGCGGTATCCGTTCCGGAAACTGAAGGGGATGTCCCACAAGTCCCCATGGTAGGAGTCGTACCGCTTGAAACAATATGACCATCCGCCTGCACTCCGAATACCATGGTGGATGTTGCGGCAGACGTGAGCGTCAGTTCGTAGTCTGTCGGTGCCACAGCGGGCTGTGTTGAGATACTGACCATTGGCGTACCAACTGTGGATGTTGAAAATTGCGCGATATATTGGTACGTGTTGCTGTTAGCCACGCTCATTAAACCGCCTGCCGTAATCGTCCAGCTGGATGCGGATGTTTGCGCATGACTCCAGTTATTTTCTAAATCAGTGTAGGCCACATCCGTTGGAATCTCTGCGGCTACTAGACGCGTCGCACTCCAGATACCCTGTGTAACGGTACCCAACAAGGTAGGCAATGTCCCCTGCAAGGTAACAGAGGAAGGATTCAATGTATAGAAATAGGTATTCCCAGCAATCAATTTTCCATTGGTTGTCGCTGAATCAAACAAAATCTGTGTGGTGGAATTGGAACTTGAAATCGCTGGACCAAAAAAAGCGTTAGGACCTCCGGTAGTAATCGCTAGCGAAAAGGCACTCCCTCCACTTCCTCCAGTTAACGCCTGACACGTAAATAAGCTAGATGCACTGTAACCTATAGCATGAGTTCCGTCACCGCACGTTGAAAGACCGGCCCCTGTCATACTTCCCACATTCATGTTATAAAGCACATTCATGCCGTTGGTTCCTTGAACACTCATACTGGAGTAAACAACCACACCGTTCGATGACACAGAGACGGTTTTTGTCTGTCCTGGGAGCATCACGATCGGCTGACCTTTATTGGCTGTTGTCTGCAAATCCATTTCACCAGTATTCCCACTACCACTGTAAAAATCTATTTTATTGTCTACAGATGCCTGAGCGTGAATATCATTGTCGCTTTTTCCCATAATGATCGCCGCTCCACTAGCACCCGCTACGATTCCCTTATCAATGACCAAATCTTGATGGTCTTGGAGGTAAACTTGATTTTGTTTTGTTTGACTTCCAACATTAAATAAGACACGGCCATCGTAAGAATCGGGTCCTACATAGATATCTAAAAAACTTGGTAAACTATTAGTACCTCCAGTATTGATGGTGACGGAGCTGCCAATCGTGACACTCGATCCATTGAATTGAAATTTGCTAGATCCCGCAAAAGCGCTACCACTTTTATACTGGACCGAATTGTCGGGACCACCCGGCGTAAAAGAATTGGGACAGGGACCGGCATCAAGAAGCGTATAGTCCGTCGTATTCCCCCATTTCGCACAATTCCCAAACGTAAAAGGACCGCTGGCCGCGACCACGGTGTAAGTAGACCCTCTGAGCGTTTCAATAACAGAACCATCACCAGGACCATTAATTGTCACTGAACCGGCTGTTATTCCATAAGTGACCGTACTTTGAGAAGGACCGGTAAAAAGAAACGTAGTTCCCGTTTCATTTGCCGTCAAATTAAGATAAGTGATCGTTGAGGCGTTGGACGTAAAGTTCGCAACAGTTCCGCTGGACACATTGAATGTCGCCGACTGAACGGTTGTCTGACTATGGATAAAATCGGTCGTTGCGGGATTTAACGAAAGATAAGCCGTGGTTCCTGACGCAGTAACCAAAAATCCTTGACTGTTGAAATTCTCAGAATTAGTGGGGCTTGTGACTTGGACGCCAGAACGTGTTACCTGCAATGATGATCCGCTTCCGCCGCCGCCGCCTCCACATGCCCCTCCACTGCTGGTCAATTTTCCAGTTCCATCAGACTGTACGCACTGCCCGGACGCTAGGTAACTCGCTATAAGAGACGTATCAACAGACATGGAATGCGCCTGTAGAATTCCAGTCGTAGTCGATATAGCCATATGATAATCTGTTCCAGAAAGAGTCGGAGAAGTACCAATCAATACGGAATAAGCATTGGCTGTGCCTCCCTTAACAGCAAACTGGGATGTTCCTGAAACGGTATGAGTCCCAATATAAACAGGATTTTCAAAGGCCGAACGAGTACCAGATGGACTAATTGAATTTCCCACACGGTCCCCGTAAATGGGACCAATCATCAAATGACCTGCCGAAAAAACGGCTGGAACATTGGACCCGTCAATTAAAGCAGACCCGCCAGCAGTACTTCCTATCAATTGAAGAACCGGCTGAGTCGCTCCGTCGTTTTTCACGTAGACATAGGCCGTCCCATCTGTATTCGGCAATTGAAGATAGGCAGTCCCACCTGCCGTGGTAAAAAGCCCGCAGATGGTCCCGGACGAGTTGCAGACATCCAGCGTACCCCCGGTCGGCCCGAAAAACTTGACCGTACCGTTTACCACCAGTTTCTCCGTGCCATTATAAGCATCTGTCGAAACATAAAGGCGGTTGAAGGTGGCAGACGAAAAGGCGACGGAACCAACAAATATGTTGTATCCCGTAAACGAATTGGAACTGCTCAAAACCGCAACGGAAGAATCAATAATATAGAAATTGGTGGAAACTTTCGTTCCCCAATTTGTTTCGTGGAGATCAGGCGCGTACAGTCCGATTTTAGGCGTGGTAGTCCCAGCTAGACAAAACGCGGGTATTAAAACACTGCCTAACCCGATCAAAAAACGCTTCATTCCTCAGCCTCATTTCCTATAATGACTTTCTCGGTCACATGGCCTACCATAACTCTTGGGTCAACCAAAACCTTGATCCCTGCCTGCTTAAGCTGGTTGCAAAACCACATGTCTTCACTGTGACCATTGAACGTGAAGTCCCCACCCGTGGAATAAGCATTCACATACTTGCAAAAAGGCTGTTCCAGTTTCTTGAAAATTTCCGTACGCATCAAAACACATCCCAGGCCGAACACGTCCACTGGCTGTATCACATCAAAGAATTGGAGATGCTTGAAAAAAAGCGTCTGGGTTCCGTCCTGAGCGATAAACCCCTGAGATTTCAACGCTTCCCGCTTGGGTTCCAAGCTCTCAGACCATGGGCTGTATTTCCCGACCACGGCCCGATAGGGGAACGTTTTGGTGAAGTAAACGCCCGTCACCGCACCTGCATCGGGATTTTCAAGCAAGGTATCAAGGAGCGCGGTCAGCGTGTTTTTCTTAAATACCTGGTCCATGTCAGCGCACATGATCAATTCCGCTTCATATTTGTTGGAAGTTGAAACAGCGAAGGCTTCGTTACGATTCAAGCAGATCGGGAATTTGCCGCTGATATAAAACTTGAGCTTGTAGTCTTTCAGAGCGAGTTCTTCCTGAACGTCAGGCCCCGTCATTTCAAGAAAACTCTTAAAGACTTTGCTTGAAACGGTCTGGAAGGTAAGGGGGCTGTAAACAAGGATAGTTTTAATGACGAAACAAACCTCCTAAGGATTATTTCCTAGAGCGCCGGATGAAACAAGTCTCACTAAAACATTGTACGGAAGATTGGCCAAATAGGGTTTTGCTCGCAAATAAGAGTCAATAATTTTAGCGGCCACTTCACGACCTGAGGTATCTGTCGCCATTCCGGCAAGTCCTCCCACCATACTACCAACTGTCCCACCTTCACCGGGAGCGCCAACTAAATGACCCAACAAAGCTCCCACAGCCGATCCTATAGTTGCGCCGCCTAAGGTTCTCCTAGACCCCTGCGCATTGCTGCCTGAGAATTGTTCAGCCAATGCCCTGTCTTTCGACTTCTGCGTAAAATCTTCACCTGTTGCGACTTTAATGCGCTTCATAATTTGTTGAGACATCCCACGCCGTTCCTGCGGGAGTGTTTTCATAGAAGAAATCGTAGTGTCCGTTGGTTGGAGTCCCTCGTCCGTTCTTTTTGTAAGAGCGAACTTTTCAGCCGCATCGTTATACAAACGAGTTAAAACACTGACAGGTTTCATTGCCCTACGGTAAGTATCGTTTCCTGTTTTCAAAAGACTATCTAATTGAGCGCTGACATCTGTCAATATAGAGTTGGTTACATCTGCTGATTTATCGTCGAAATTAATGTCTTTCCTAATTCTCTGAATAACTTTCTGAAACGTTGTTTCAGGAATGTACGCTTCCGCTTGCCGTAACATTATGGGTTGGCCTGTCGGACCCAAGATGGGCGCAGGAGTAGGCCGTTTAATGATGTCATTCAAATCTCCCATTAAAGACAAAACTTTCTGCGTAGCCGCTTTATCGGAAGCCCCAACAGTCGTCGCTCCAACTTTTAGTTTTTCCTGCAATCCATTTAAAATTCCCGTAAGCTGAGAAACTGGAACAGCTCCTTCTTCCGGATTTGGCGAATTTCTCAGCAATGAAGAAGCCTTATCATAAGCGCTGGAAATAGCACGGCTGATATTTCCCAAGACTTTAGGAAGTCTTTCAGCTTGCATCTGATAGGTTGGCGCACCTTTAATGGATACAGGCCTTTCAAGTCTGGCCGCAACAGCTTCTTTGCTCGGACCCAACAGTGTTGGCACACCACCGCGAACGAGTGTCTCAGCACCCTTTCTAACTGCTGATCCAAGAACTTTTCCGCCCATTTCAATCCCTAAACCAGTTTGAAATTCTCCAAGAGTTTTTTCCAAATCTCCAACGGGTTTCTGCATCCCGGAAATTCCCAGCAGTTCATCTAAACGATTAACCGCTTCATGGGCTGGAGGGTACATTGCCGCACCGCCGACTACCCCAGCAAGCCCAGATGCTATAGGACCAGCAGGAGATGCTACTGCTGCGCCCGCCCCAGCACCCAATGTCATAGCACCCCCTTCCACAAGCGGCCTAACAAGATATTTGGATACCATGCGACGAATCGGATAATCGCGTTTAATTCCTTGAGATTGGTCAGACAGATAAGCCACTGGATCAAATTTATCTTGAGATGCTGACTGATCTGACAAATAGGCTTTAGGGTCGAATGCCACGCTGGCCTCTTTTAGATTGCAGTTTAGCTCTTACGGCATTAGCTTCTGGCGCATTAGGGTTATCTTGAAGCCATTGACTAGCTGCCATGTCTGTCTCGTCAAGTTGATTTGTTTGATCTTCCAAAAGAGGGTTTTCGTCAGCATGTGAAACCATCTCAGCCAACCCTGGATTTATGGAACGAAGCTGTGTCGTAGCGGGTTCTCCAAACTGCGTTGCACTTTTAATAAGGTGTTGGTTAACTTCTTTTTCCCGTTCAAGCAATCCACCTAATTCACCTGTAAACCCAGTAAAGTCAACGGGCGTAGAGGCATTCCCCAAATACTCCATGAAGTTGCCAACCTTACCTTTCAATGTGTTCGGGATATAAAGATTTAATGCCTCGTTTGTGAGGACACCTGTCGGGTTAATCGACCGTCCAACAGCAGATGCCAGTTCAGTTCTTTGGCGAACCGTTGCCGTTCCTCCCTGAGAATCAATTTGAGAGAGAAGTTGTTGTGCTCGATTAATATTGGCAAGTCTTCCGACAGAATCTTTGGCTGCTGTTTGGGCCATACCAGCAGCGCTGTAGCGGAGAGCCGTATTCAAAACAGCATTTTGTAAATTGGCTCGTTGTACTGCCACGCGACCTTCAATGGCATTGGCAATTTTCTCTCTTGATTTATTAGATACGTAGCCTTGAGCTACTTGTCTAGGAATAGATTTACCACCAAAAGATTGAATGAGTGGTTGATCAACTCCAAATTGTGTTGCTTGTTCTGGCGTGAGATATTCCTCACCAGCTTTTCCAAATTTAGCCAAAGCATCTAATCCACCTAAGTCCTTTAGCGTTGAAACTGGAATTTGTCCATATCCAACAACTTCAGAAGGTACAGTCCCGCCAAGTGCTTCAGATAAAGTCTGCTGTTGTCTTTTACGTTCCGCCAATTTGGCTTTGATATCCTCTCCTTGTAAATAGCCTTCTCCAATGCCCCGGACAGCCCCTAAAGCCGCCTGTAAATCACGGTAGGGCCTGGAAGGTTGGGCCTCCGCTTCAGCCAGAAGCTCAAATAAACGCGGATTAACCGCCATAATAGTGCTCCAAGCCGGAATAATAAGGGTCGTACAAAGAAAGATTCGGAGAAAGCGACGGCCTGGGAGTTCTCTGCCTGTTATTAATCGCGTCAAAAAGCGCCTTGGATTGAAACGCTGTAACACCTGCGCCCCCTAATCCTCCCACCACTTGCGAGAAAACGTCCGGTTTGTATGCCTCGCCCAAAATCTTGGCAAGCTGGATATTACGCTGATAATCCTGTTCAGACTGGTAATCTTTCAGCGAACCTTCCCCTAAAATGCCTTCCAAACCCCCGGAAATGCCCATAGAAGCCTCATTTCCTGCGCGGCCTAGTTCCTGGGGTATATACGACCCTTGAACGCGTCCAGAGGCAATCTGTGAAGTTTTCTCCCGGTCTGAAAGACCTCCCAGGGCTTTCTGTAACCTTCCCTGGGCCGCTTGGTTAATCCCAGCCAAAGGTTTCTTAAGTGGTTCAAGTAATCTAATATCGCTCGCAAATAAAGGCATGAACTTCCCTATCCTCAGCCAAAAGCCGCTCCTATAGCCGCCAAGTTACCTGCCGCGCCGATACCGCCAAAAACCTGCGATAACGTGCTTGGTTTCTGCATTTCGGCAATCAACTTCGATAATTGCAGGTTGCGCTGGAAATCCCGGGCGCCTAAATAGTCCTCTGTGGGAATCTGGCCTAAAGCCTCAGCTAAACTGCTTTGAACGCCTCCTAAATCGCCTAATTGACCAGCCGCTAAATCCCCAAACTGATAGTTGCTGACACCAGACCTTAAACGTCCGCCAGCCGCTTGCTGGCTAACCAATTTCTTTCTGGCCTTAGCGTACTGGTTCATAATCGAATTGGAAGCCGTATCAGCTTGCTGGCCTAAAACGTCTTCTAAAGTCGATGTGGGACTATCGAAGAGGGCCATTTAAGTGAATTGAACGTACCTCAAAGTTTGGTCAACTGTCATATAAAGCCGATTTAACGTTTTGTCGTATACCACGCACCCTTCCGGCAAATCTTTTAAAAGCGGCGGGCTGGTCAACGAAAAACGCACATGATTTTCAACCATATATTTATGCAATGCCGTCAAATCGCCAAATGTGGCTGGTTCATCGTACTGCCCTGATCTAAGCGTGGGAGGTTGTGGAAGGGTACTCATGAAGATAAACTCCCGCGCTGTGGCGTTAAACGGTAATAGCTCCTGATTTCGTCCACTGAGAAAGGCTGATCCGCCGCGTTAATCCGCACTCTAAAACGAACAATATCCAACATAAAGTTAATATTGAAACGTTTGACAAACGACAGCGATTCTCCGCTGTCACGCGTCAAATCAACGCTCTTTTCGGTATACGTTAAACCGCCATCCGAAGACCATCCCACAGAAAGAGAATAAGGCCCCGATCGATCGCACGTCACTTGCAGTTCACGGCCTTTGATTTGAAAATTGTCCTTTCCAAAGTCCGCCGTCTCATAAAAAGCGTCCATGGTCGAACCATTCTTTGAAAATCCCGTTTCAAGCCGGTAAATAGACCCGTTTGTACTGGACCCGGCAATATAATAATCCTGAAACCGGCAATAAGACAAAAACGCGAAATCTTTCTTGTGCCAGGGACTCCCGAAAGTCGATTTGCCCAAAACAATCACAATATCGTTGGCAGTTGCGCCTAAAGTGGCAGCGGAAAGCCAGTAACGGTTAAGAATGATGATTGACGCAACGTTTTGGTTTGTGTTGGTGCCTGTTCCAGAACTGAGCGTCCAGTTGACTGTAAAACTTTCCACAAGTGGCTGATGTGTGGAGTCTATCGTCGAAAATTCCAAGCGAATTTGAATGTATTGATTAGCAACGATTGTATTCGGTATGGCTCCATTAGCAATCGCTATCCAAGACGCGATGGAAACGCCTGCGGGAGTCGTGGACGCCCGGTAATAAGCGGAGATCGTTTCCCCAGCTTTATCAAGCGATATTTGGAAAGCCTGCCACTGAAAAATGTTGCCGCCTGTATTGTGAATCTCTGAAATGTAGGTTCCACCCACAAAAACTTTGTCAATAACAGGCGTATTAATGCCAGTCGAAGAATTAAGCGTTACACCCCATCGTAAATAGCGCTTTAATGCCGACCCGATGGCTGCGCCGTTTGCAACATTGACAGCCGCATCCCATGTGGACCCGTCACTGGAAGATTGCGTATAAAACTGGTAGGTTTCGCCGTTCGTCGCGATCGTGGCCGCCAACGTTCCAAAGGTACTCGGCACAGACCCATAATCCAAAGATTTCGATATGAACGTCCCAGTTGGTTGATATCCCGCACGATAAACTTCAATTTCTGTGACCGTTATACGAACATCAGCAGCGATAATTCGCAAGCGAACCGCAGTGGCTACTTGGGTCGAAAAGTCAATCGTAAATGTAGTGGCTGAAGTAGGACTTCCGGACGCAACAGACGTATTTCCAACACCGACCCAAGAAGAACCCGTATTGACTTCAACGGCCTGTACGCTAATAAACATGCTAGACGGAGCTTGAGAAGTTGTCATATCACGAATAATGATTCTTCCAACAGCCATTGCCGAAGGAAGATCAATTTCCCATATCAACGTGTTCAGCTGATTGTTTGTGTATTGCCATCCCGCCGGATTGGTTTGATTTCCATCAATCAAATAAGAGTTTTGGCCTATCTTGGAAAGACCAAAATTGGGCGTGGCATCCAACAACGCGCCACTGGGAGTAATTTGACTTCCCGGCGTTCCAGACGTAACCAACGCCAACTGCAAATTGCCGGGATTGTCCGTGGCCGTCGTATTAGTCAATGTCCCCGACGCAAAATCCGTTTGCGAATCATCCGCCGGAACCAGTTTCAGTTCATCGTTTGAGGTAGACAAATTGACGGGAACAGTGCCCGCAACAAAATCCGTTGTTTTCGATACATTCCAGAATTGATTGTTCAAAAGCACCTGCTGTAAATTTCGGAACGCGAAAACGCCTGTGTCGGGCGACGCCGGATCAATAATATCCGAAACACGCTTGGCTTCTTCCCCGTCAAAGACGTAGAAGCCGTCCACACCGATAAAATGGACCAAATTATCTTTGATTTGGACAGATTCCTGAAAGCGCGTTCCGGTTGACGCACGCGTTTTGACGCGTGTGTAAGTATATTCGTCGTAACCTACAATACGCCAAACGGAATACTGCTTGGAACAATAAAGATAGCCGCGATAGAGCCAAATACCCGTCCCGACATCGGCGTCCCCTTCAGACACCTGGATTTCGTTGTCAGTCGGCCAAGCCACTGCATTATCCGGTTCTATTTCAGTGCCAGAAGAATTTGTAAGAGCAGAAAAACGCAAAGCAGATAAATCACCGTTAATTCCATAAAGCCAGATTCGTTCATCGTGGTATTCAATGAACTTTCCTTTCGGAACATTCGGAGTTCCTGCGGTTCCGTCCAAAGTTACGAGCGTCGCCCCGTCCCACGTCATCACAGCGTCTGTTCCATTGGTCAACCACAGTTTGTTGCGGATCACTTTTCCACGCAATTGAAAGTAAGGCGAGAGGCCTGTTTTGATCGTGGTGTAAATCACGTAGTCCGTCGTCTGATAGATGTTCTGGCCATCCGAACAGACAACGCGGGAAGTTCCATCGGATGTCTTAAAAAAGTTGATCAGCGCCGTAACTGGAAGGTTGCTAGGAAGCGCTCCCAATTTAGAATAGCCGTGGGCTGTAACAACCGACCCCGGTTTCTCGTCAGTCCAGACATTTTGATGGTTCGGGGAATGGCCCTCAGGAAGTTTGTTGGGTGAAGCCGCCGTGTTCAGCGTTCCCCACTTATCAACTTTAATTTCTAGCGCATCTTCTAAAATGGCTGTCATAATTTAAGGTGTATCAATATTCGTCCAAGGTGTCGTAGGAGAAGAAAGAATTGTCGTTTGAGTCCCGCCCCAAGGTTCGTCGCCCCACGGTTCATCTCCCCATCCAACATCTTCAGTGATAATGGCCCCCTGATCTCCTACGTCATGGAAATCGACGCCCGTATCAAGTTCCGTGGACGCAAAAATCCCGCTGATATCCAAAGTATTTGTAAAGTTACTCATGCCCAAATCCTCGGCCAGACAAATCTCGGAGAGCCGGAGAATTTCTGGACTTTGGACAGTAGTTTCTTCTTATGGTACTCGTACAAATCCAAGTTATTCTGGGCGGTTTTTAAATTTCCCAGACTCTTTTCACAAATGAATGCGGCATAGAAAGGCAGGCAATCCTGAAAAGAAGTTTGCAGGTCAGGCGCAGTCACATTATCGGACAAATCAGGCGGTATTTTGATGTACTGGATTTGGATAGTAAGGCCCGCGTTGACCGCATCCGGTTTCGGCCAAAGACCCATCTTCGCATTGTCCGATTTATAGGCGTATCGAGGCGTTCCAGCGTTGGCGTCCTGCCATTGAATGTCCAAAGCCGATAAATCGGAGCGTTCTAAAACGGGGATGTTGATATTGTCAAAATAGATGTCCGAAAGAGAAATGAAATCTTCCGGGAGCGTATAAACAGCCTGATCTTGAATGGACGTCGCTTCTGCCGTTTGTTCCGCCCATTCCAAGTCCGTTCCCATAAACCGGATCGCTTGATTTAAAAAGGAGTAGATTTGCGTGTCGGTAAAATGCGTGTTGGCAATATCGGTCTCGTCAATATATTCCCGGACACGAGATGTTAATGTAAGGCGGGTCGCCACTTAGAGTCTTTCCGCCTGCTCACGGACAGTGCGAATGAACAGGGATACACGGTCCACCTGTTTCTGAGCGTCCAGTTTCATGTCAATGGACGTCTGCCGCTCTTTTTCAAAAAGAGTCCGATCGCGCTTAAATTCCGTAAGCGCCTTCTCAAAACTTTCACGCTGCATTTTCAGTTCATCTTTTGCGTTGTTAACTTTTTCCGTTTCTTGACGAAGGTTCGTCAACTTCTTCTCAACGTCCTGATTATGCACGGTGCTTTTGGCGTCCATTTCAGCCTGTAAAGCCTCTTTTTTAAGTTGAAGAGTGTTCACTTCGTTCTGGACATTTTTTAAGCGCAGTGTCCAAGACGCTACGTCATTGCTCAGGTTTCTGATTTCGGCAGTCGAGTTAGTCATGATTCAACCTTTCATGAAAAAGTATCTTTTCGGTTTTTCTTTGGAGTAATAAAACAGCCTTTTTTCTTCCGGATGCCAACGCCTATCCCGAATGTCTGAAATATGCGCTGTGGACCCTTTCGGATCATGCGGGTTGGCATGGCCCATTTCTTTAAAGTAAGGCGCGTTGGACACTTCTTTTTTTAAGCACCATCGGCAAATCCATGCGCCGCTTTCCAGAAAAAGCGAGCTGGAAAATTTTAAGCAGTAAGTGCACCGATCTAAGTTCATCGCACTGAGTTATCCCTGAGAGGGCGATAAGCCCTCCCAGGGAATAACTCGTCTGCTAGTAACCTTGTGCAACGCGACCCTTTTCCCAAATAATGGTCGAGGGCACCAAGCTTGTGCCGTTGGCTGCCATCAGACCGTTATTAAACTGCATGGGAGGATCGAAGTTCACAACTGTTATCGACGCCGTTGACGCCGCATTCACCCGCACGCGGAAGTTCCCAGTTTGCGCGATATTCGTGATACCTGCGCTGGACGCTGAATCAAAGAGCGTCACAAAGTCTGTGACGGCCCCTGTTCCCAGGATCACGGAATAAACCACTGCCGCACCCGTGGAAATACCAATTACGGACGTATTTCCATTGATGACCGAGACGCTCTTTGCGCCCCGGACGCCGGAAGCGGCGTATAAGGCACTGCCCAGAAACAGCATCAAACCCAAGACGAAACAAACCGCCGATTTATTTTTCATAGGTTCATTCCTCCTTAAGCCGCGCTCGTGATCCATGCAGCGTGGTTATCCCGAAGGGTTGCCACACCGTATAGAGCCGAGCCTGCGTAGTTGGTGCTGTACCGAATACGCGCGAACTTTTCCAGTTTGAAGTCTCTCTGCATAACGACGCCGAAAGCCTCCTTGTGGAAAAGCACGTTATCACGTTTTGAAGACGTCGTTGTCACCCGCGTTGTAACCACGACCGGCGTGCCGTAAAGCCCAACAATGCGTCCGTCGCCTACCTGAATGCCCTTGGAAAACCCCGTCGTATTGGCAAGCGTGAACTTGTCAATCGTCAGGAGGTCCGAGTGCGCAACAGGAGCTAAGACCCACGTCCGATCTTCTTTGGGGACTTCCAGATCATCCAACAGTCTCTGACCTAAGAGAACTTTGGGATCACTGAACGCCCCGCCTGTCGTGTCCGTGTTGGTCGTCAAGGACGCCACCAGCGCCAGAACGTCGTCATCCTGTTTTTGCGCAATGGCTTTCCCGAACGCTTCCGAGAACTCCGTTTCCCATTCCAGCACGGCCTGAGCGTCTACAATGTCCACCAAGTCAGCGGATACGTTCTTCCACTTGTTGATGGTAATCGTCGCCACCGTAGGACTCACTTCGGTGTTGGTGAAGGAACCGTCCGTCGTTGAGATGTCCGTGGTCGAGAGAGACGGAAAGATTTGGAATGTAACACGATCTCCCGCCTTCTTGATTTGGCCCTGAACCAGCGAATCTCCTTCAACGCCGTTCAAGCATTTCACCCACACTTTTGACGCGGCGTATCGGGCTTTTAACGCGCGGGTTCTAAGCCACGCGGGTACAGCCGTTGATACGCCGGTACTGTCTAATCCTGTTTCGTTAGCCATGATTGGCTATCCTTCAATTTTTTAAGGTTTCATTCGTCCCTGTCGTGAAGCGAGCTTAAATTCCGCATCTAAGGCGTTCCATTGTTTCGTCTGCTCTTCCGTCCAGGTGCGAGGATCCGGCGGAAATTTGGCTAGTTCCGCGTTCATGCTCGCGCTCGTCCAGATTCGAGGTCCGCCCGTTCCAGTCGCAGTCCCTATCGGATGCGCCGCTTTACGCTTTAAGTCGCCTTTATCAGCGACCCCTTTCTCCCTGTTCCAGAGATAAACCGCGTAGTCGGCGCGTTCCATGGGACGCATACTTTTGACAGCAGGGCGTTCCCTGAGCATTTCCGCCAATTCGTCTTCCTCAGATACCGTCAGCTTCAGTTGGTCCTGAATGAGTTTAGTGGCTTCCAACGTTTCCTGTTTCCAATCCGAAGTCTCTTGGTCCGCTTGCCGGGTCTGCTGGAGATTTTCCATGATGCGTTTTTCCATCTCCGACAAATGCCCGCTCAAACGTTCATCTAAGACTTCTTCAGGAGACTCCCAGAACGTCCGCGAAGGTTTCTGGCCCTGACCTCTTTTCAGTTGCTGCTCAAACTGCGCGAGCCGGTCATTGATCGCCTGGACTTCAGCGTCCCGTTGCTTCAGCCGCTCGCGCAGTTCAAAGATCGTCCGGTTTTTAGACGGAAACGATCGCCGAGTATCAGTCCCATTAGCCTTGCCACTATCGGAGTCCTCTTGCGAGGCTCCGGCGTTGGTCGATTCCTCTTTCGAGGCGTGAGGCGCGACTGTCCCTCTATCGGTCGAACCCGACTCTGTTTTTTCGGTCGCTTCACCCGTTGCCGGGTCGATTGTGGCTGTTTGGATGTCGTCCATGATGTTTCATCGTCTCTTTCTGCCCTGAGACTTTAGCTGGGGCGTTCAGCCGTTTGCTAGTAGCAATCGTATAGAATCGTCGAGACTTGCGTCCCGGTGCTGGTATAAATCAAGCCGCCTGGAAAAACCGCCCGATATTCGTAACTCCCTAAACTCCTCGGATCAATCGGGCCCAGCTGATTGACGTTGGTAAACGTAAAACTGGAATCCGCAAGCGTCATCCCGGACGCTTGGCCCCCTGCCGAAGAAATAATCACCTTGTAAACAATGCTATTTCGACTGCCGGCGCATAAAACGCCAACCGGAACGCCTGCCATTGTCGTGGATGACCTCCAGACCGATTCCATCGCCTGCGCGCAAACCGGCAAAAAAGCCAGCATCAAGAAAAATAAAAGTTTGTTCATCACGGATTCTCTCCTCTGGGAATTTTAAGTTCATCCAATAACGCATTGACCGGATTGGTCTCTTGATTGGATGCTTCCTGCTCCATTTTTTCCAAAGCCCGCAAGTGCGCTGTAACCGCTACTTTAAACCCCTTTTCCTGGCCGGACCAGTAACGCCAGGCCGATTCTTGGCCGCGTGAAGCCGCGCGGTCCCGGGCTTCTTCAATTTTGGATACTTGATGCAGCCATTCCGTCTGTAGAACGGCCCAGCCGGGTGACTCCACCAGCGTTTTCAATTTCAAGTAATCGTTGTTCACAGTGCCTCCGCGTAACGTCCGACAGATTCTTGATTGGCCGCCGCTCCTAACGACCCAGCATGTGATTTTAAATGGCCCAGTACCGCTTCCGCCTGGTCCGCCGCGTTCGGCATAACAGCTTGCGGCGCGTTTGGCGCGGGCGCGGTCATTCCCGGCAACTGCGGGATCGTCTGCCAGACAGATTTCGGGTTCATGCCAACACCGCGAGCGAATTCCTCTACGAAGGGTTCCAGGTTCACCTGCCCCAACTGCGGGTTTTGATTGCGGATACTGGACACCACCTGCAAGAATTGAAGCAAGTCTTTGTTCCGTTGCGGACGGAAATCTTTGTCCGTCACGACTTTGGTCGCCACTTCCACGTCAACCGCCAGGTCGGAGGGATAAACTTTCAGCCCTTCGTCGCGGCCTGTCACAGCCAGCGAAAACGCTTTGTCCAAAAAGGTCATGTTATTTTCGTGCATCTTGGACACGTGCTCGCGCAAAAGAGATTCGGAAATGTTTTCCGCAATCACCGACAATCTCCGTACAGCTTCTGTCTGGGCAATAGAGGATTCGGTAGCGGAAGCCTGGGTCACAATCGCTTGCAAGTTATCAGACGCGCCGGAGGTCGTCCGAAAATCCGTTTTCATCATGGTGTCCATCTGTAACCCGAAGTTGATCGCTTCAATCTGTGGACGGAGGGCCTTTAAGGAATTTTCCACGTCGGTTTCCACTTCAATCACACCCCAGGGCTTCGCTTTCAACTGCGCCGACTTGATGTTGGCGCTCCGGGACGCCAGCCAAATGTTAAAAAGGCTGAAAATCAACACGTCGTGCATCCGGCCCATATTGAAATTGATCTCCGGCTGTTTGGCTTCCCCAATCGAACCCACGCCGTACCCGTAGGGTTCCAGCTCAAACTCGTTTAAATGCGCCACCGTAAACGGCTGGCGTTTGTACACGGACTTGTGCGCTTTCAACGTCGCGTTGTCGTTTAACGTCGCCGCGCAGAATTCGCCTGTCGGACTCGATTTCAAAGGCCCGTAATAAATCACCAGCTGATACATCTTGGAGGTCTGACTGGACGATCCTAGATAGGACTGATACCCCGCATTGGCAAGCCGGGCGTTCACTTCCGGCGGGATGTTTTTGGTTTGACTGGAAAGAGTCAACGCGTCTTCCATCACCTGCGGGTCCCAGACGTCCGGCATTTTATGGCTCATCGCGCGCAACTGATCTTCCGTCACAAAATCCAGCACGAATTTCCAGGGGGAAGACCCGATATCAAAACACAACGGATCAAAACCCGTCTGTAAGAGACTCCTCGGCACAAAATCCGTCGCTTCAAAGTAAGGGGTATTCACAACCCACGGTTCTTCTACCATGACCGTCCCGAACAATGCGGCGGACCGGCAGGCTTTCAAAAGTTTGCGGTTGTAGCGCGTGGCCGTCATCTGCCAGCCCACCACCGATTCCGCTGTCCATAAATCTTCTTGAGTGACCATCGGGTTATTCGACAAAAATTGGAAATTGGGCTGAGCCGCCGTTAAAGCCCGATAGAGAAACGTAGCGATAGCTTCCGTGGCGCGAGTCGTTTCCGTGGACTGCGGATTGGCAAACCCGGACAGGTCCGCTGGACGGGTCGGCTTTAAGAGACGCCAGAAATCCGCCATGGTGTTAAAACGCAAAAGTTTACTCTGCATCCGGGTATGCCAGAAGTCCACTTTTTCTTTGATTTCCAGATGCACGTCGCCGATTTCAGGGTCAATCATTGAAAGTACCCGTCCCAAATCTTGTCAAACTGAAATCCGCCCAAGGGTTCGTCGTTTTCCACTTTCCAATGGGGCCTGGCTAAGGCCGCCTTTTCTTTCCGGTACTCCGCCGCTTTTTCGTCGTGCGTCAGTTCTTTCTTGTACGGACCTAAAAACAATTCGTACTGCAGCATCTCCACTAAATAATGCAGAGCGTCCACCAAATCCTGCGCGCTCGTTTCGTCTGTCTTTTCCATCAACGTGTCTTTCCATTCGTACATCAAAAGCTGCTTCCAGAGTTTCGGACAGCGGTCTTTGTCAATCAGAAGCCGGTTCTGACGTAACAGTTCCTGGATCATTGATCGGCTGTGTTTCTTGTCGCGGCTGGAAGGAATCAACGGAGAAATCCCAGCGTTCCGAAAATGCCAGATCACCGACAAGCCTTTCATGGCCGGGTCTTCCTTGGCAGCGTCATGCGAAATGGCGGTCCGGTCCACCTGCTCAGCATCCGAGGTCATGCCTTTCACCAGTTCCGCCTGAGCCGGCGCAGATAAGTTATTGTCGGCGTACTCGCGGTAAATGCAAAGTTTGTTGCTGCGAATGTCCGCCCACAACACACCTGTGTCATCTCGCATACCCCAGTCAATGGACCGATAAACTTTCCCGACAGGGACCGACAACTTAGCAACATGATGCTCTGGCGAAAGCGCCGAAAAAACGCGCCCGACGCTCGATTCGTACTCCGCTAAATATTCCTGACGCCAGATCGCCTCGGAATCGCAGGAACGCCGGGCATCTTCAATCTCGTCTACGGACAGGTGCGGATTGTCGAAAATCGTGTAGTGAAACACCGCCCACTTGTTTTCACCTCGCGCCATGGATCTCAGAGCCTCCTGCTCCAAATCGTAAAACCAGTTGTAGCCTTTGGGCGTCCCAATAAACAGGCAGGGGGCTAACTTCGGAATTAAGTTCGGACGTAACACCTCGTGCCAAACTTCTTTGCGCTGGTACGGCGCTTCTTCTAACGTGGCAGACGACGGCGCTGGACCGCGCAGGGAATCCGGGTCATCAGACCCCATCAACAAAAGCTGCGAGCCGTTCTGCAACAGCAAACTTAAATCCTGTTCGTTCGGGCGTTTGGCAATGGCTTCCTGCGGGATCATGCGCTTGAATTCCGACCAGGAAATCAGTTTCGCCATCTTGTAGGTGGGCGCTATGTGCCAGTGCGTCTTCCCAGGCGAACCAATCCAGTCTAAACCCTTCTTCTGGGAATAAACTGTCTTCCCAAATTTCCGGCCAGCCCGCACAATCTTAAACCGCGCCGGATGCGCGTCGATCACAGATTGCGCGGGCGTCAGCTTCAAATCCAGCTTGTAAACTTTCCGCTTCTTTTCAGCAGACGTCAACAGGTCCATCAGCGTGGGCGCCTTTCCCCTAACACCTTCTTCAACGGACTTCTCGAAAAGTCGCGGATCGTCTCTAACAGCTGGCTCTTCGCTATCTTCGCGGCTTGTGGACTGTATCCCGCGTCTGTCTTGCCTTTCTTGATCGACTCCGCTATCCCGAACAGTCTTCTTTGACGCTCAGATACGCTGGGCATGAAGAACCGCCTCCTCCGGCACGTAAACCTCTGCGCCGGGAATCTTCCGGATGTCGTCCGAACCGCAGTTCCAACAGGTAAACGCGCCCTTCAAAATCGGTATCCCACGCACTAAAATGCCACCTTTGCACACGTTACACCAAGCCATCCAATCCCCGCGTTTGCATTTCATGACGGTTCCGTCTCAAAGACAATCTCCGTCTTGTCAAACGCGTGCTGAATCCGTTCCACCTTGGGAATTAATCGCGACCCTAATTCTTTCCAGGCCTCCACATTCTCACGGCTCGGCTTGAAAACCTCAACCGTCTTCTTCACAACAACCGCCCCTGAACAAACCGGACAACTCACCTGAACTTGCATGTCGTCCCCGCGCCCGCTCTCAACGTCGTAGGCCGTCAGTTCCCGCTTCTCACGACACCCTGCGCAAAACGCCGTGTACCGCTCCCGCTTCCCATCGGCGCTTTCCTTGCCAAAACGGTACCACCACTCCACGGTCACACCTTGCTTGATGCTTAACTCCTGCATCTTCGCCGCCACAAACGCCAGAAATTTCTTCGACCCCAGAAAACGCGTCGCCCAGTCTTCCGTCTCGTCTACCGCCAATGCCGCCGCCCCTACAGACTTCATCTTCTGTAACGCTAAGAAAAATTCCATCTGCTTACGGCTGAACACAAACGGTTTCCCGTCAGCCGTCAACGCTGTCACAAACACCTTGTTGCCGATAATGAGGGCGTGGGTTGCGTCCGAGGCGAGCGATCGCGAAAGGTCTTTACTGTCCTGCGCCATAGCTGAGCGAATGAGCAAGGGGGATCAACCGCATTCCCATCCGCCAGTTGCCTCAGGCCTGGAGACAAAATTGAAAAAAGCCCGGAGAAACAACCGAAAGCAGTTGTCCCTCAGGGCCTGAGTGT